TCCTCCGACTGGTCTGATTCATGAAATACCAACGACGGAAGAAATTTATCCATTGATTGAAAGAAGAATTGAGAAGTCAATGGGTCCAGACGTCAATAAGTACGAACTCTATCGGATGTACGTGAATTGTTTCGCACCTTCCGAAAATCCTTATTTTCATGTGGACGGTGAAGAGGGTGATTTAACATTTCTGTACTATCCCAATATGAACTGGGAACCGAATGATGGTGGAGAGACACAGATTTATATTGGTGACCGAATTCATGGTATTCCACCAATACCGAATCGAATGATACTATTCGATGCCTCACTACTACACCGTGCCACGACATTCCGTAATTCCCATCGTTTCACGATTGCAGTCAAGTACACATTGGTGAATAAATAAAAAAAAGTGTATCATATAAATGGCAGTCAATAGTACACAATCAAGTAATACGACTCTGAAGTTTGCATCTGGAGAAATCAAACTATCGGAGATCAAGAACTTTTTTGGTGGAAACAATAATGGTGTTAGTTTCTCAAAATACTATCGAAAAACATCGACCAGTATTGCAACGAACGATTTCCACAAAGAATCAACCGGGCACTTTGTTCCAGACGCAACGGAGAATACAACGGTTGCCACTTCTGGTACAATTTCATTCAGTGATTTCAGAGGAGACGGAGACAATGGTGTTCTGAAGAAATATATTATCGAACAGAGTGGTACGAATAGTAATCTGGATTTGGATACGTCCAGTTTCTGGAATTCTAATTTAAATAAGAATGTTCCGAAGGTGGCAAACCTGAACGGAAGAATGAAGAGTGGTAGTGCTCCATCGACCAGTGATGGTTCTGGATATAATCATGAGACTGGAGCGGCAGTAAGTTTCAATGCCGAGGCATATAATCTTGATATTGATGTGAACAGTGGTGTGAATAATCAGAGTGATCCTGGCAATACAAGTAATGCACGTGGTATTTTCGGACAGGGTGGAGAAGGAGGAAATGTGAATTCACCCGATGGTAGTGCTGGTGGTACGGCACTCTATGTCGAACAGAATTCGAATTTATCGAACAATAGTGCCATCATTCGTGTGAATGCATCGAACGGAAGAATCTATGCTGGTGGTGGTGGAGGAGTCGGAGGAAGAGCAGGAAGTGCTGGTTCGACTGCATCCTGTAGATTCTTCACAATTTCTGGTGGAAATACGGTGACCAATAGTGGATTCACGATTCGTGGAGAGAATTCCTGTTACAATTCTGCCAATAGTCACTGTGCATCATCCGTAACGGTTGGTGGTGTTGCTGGTAGTCCTTCTGGTATGGCGGGTGGAGGATGGAGAGGATCGTCATGTAATGGAAGTGGTGGACGTTCACGTTGTCGTGGAGGTGGACGATTCAGAGGTGATGCTGGAAACATGGGTTGTTATAATACGATTACCAAGATTTGTCGTTATCAACACGTGTTCAGTGGAAATACTGGAAATGGAGGAACTGGAGGAGACGGAGGACGCGGAAAGGGTTCGAATAATTTGAATACCGATGTCGGAGTGAATAATGCGAACAATGGCAATTGTCCGAACTGTAATTCAATTAGTGGACAGTCGGTTGAGCACTATGCCGGAAATACATGTGGAAATGATGGTACGAACGGAACGGCGGGTGCCGACTACGGTGCCTCTGCCGCTGGAAGTAATAATCGTTCGGCATATGCTGGTGGTGCTGGACATGCCGTATATTCGAATAGTAAGTCACAGGTATTCCTGACGAATTCGAGTAATAATAAGGGACTGATTAATAATGTTTCCACTTGACGATGTATAAATTATTATGATAGAATGAATTGAAAAAATCATGAATGAGGAAGACCTGGCACGATTCACGTATGAATTCATACTTGAGTACATGAAATTCGATACACCGTCCTGGACACTGTTCGGGGAGGAACAAAGGAGAAAAAAGATTTGTGAGGAATGTGATTACTTCAAACCAATTCGAAGGCAGTGTAAGGACTGTGGATGTCCGATTGATTCCAAGGTCAGTGAACCAATGGAAGAATGTCCACAGGGAAAATGGGCACAACACTATGAAAGTTTCAGGGTGACGAGTTATGAAAGAATCAGAGAAAAACTTAGAGAAAACGGAATCACCCCGGGGTAGGTACGAAGACTTCATCGGAGTCTATGATGGTGCCCTGGAACCAGAACTGTGTCGGGACATTATTGATACGTTCGATCACTATCACCGAACGAATGCCGTATTCTGTGAGAATCAACAATTCGAGAATACGATTGCTGGTCGATTCGACTGGGCAATTGATTTATCACACATGTCTGGTACGATGGAGGGAATGGTCGAACGTGATGTGAATGAGGTGCTACATGATTGTTTGTCCGAGTACGTTCATACTCATGGACATCTGAAGAATTCGGTATTTTATAGTACGACACAGAAGGTACAGAAGACTCCCGCCGGTGGTGGTTATCACGTCTGGCACGATGAGAATACTTCTCTTGAACACTGTACCAGAAAGATTGTATGGATGATATACTTGAATGATGATTTCGAGGGAGGAGAGACGGAGTTTTTATATTATCACAAAAGGATACAACCAAAGGCGGGAACATTATTATTATGGCCAGCGGGACTGACACATGCACATCGAGGAGGACTTGTATTAAGGGGTATGAAGTACGTTGTTACGGGGTGGTTTAATGTCGGGTAATCAGGAATTTCCATCACTTCCAGAACAGGGAAGAAATTTTGTGAATATGCTCAAGGACATTGGTATGGATACACTCAAGGGAAAGGAGTTATTCGTATCTGATTTTGAGCAACAGAGAAGGTATGACATGTGCCAGGCATGTGAGTCTTTCGATCGAGTTCGAAAGAGATGTAAGGAGTGTGGTTGTTTCATGAAGCAAAAGACGGCATTCAGTGCATCCGAATGTCCACTCAAAAAGTGGTAGATTATCTGTAGAACCACATGTAACCTTTATAGGTGTAACGTCCATTACTCTTCAGTGCCTTATAAAGGTTGGACGAATTGTTATTCGGACAGATTTGTTTAATTGCCTGTGATATTGATTCGAAGTAGTACTCGTCCCATGTGATACGATGTACTGCCTTAATCTTCTTTTTCTTGGTTTTGTGTTCTAACATCTTCCATCTATAACCATATGCGGTTCTTCCCTTCTTGGCGGCATTTAATATGTTACTGTTCAGATTACGATTACCAGTAATATCTTCTGCCGCATCTCTTGCATTATCATATTCAATGGTTTCACCCGTTTCTATGTTCAGTCCCTGTAGTTTAATACCAGAGTGTTTACCATTACCTCTGTTCTCTGCCAGATAGAATCCCCAGTCTTTATCTCTTTCTATGATGGGTTCTTCTTCTACTTCTATTATATCTTCCTTCTCAATAATTTCTATATCACCATTGTATTCTGGATTATATTGTTCTGTCCAGTACTGTTCTCTTTCATTTAATATACTTTCATGACAGTCATCTAATTCTTTAATCATGAAGTTGTGATTACCGTCTCTACGCATTGCCTTGTGTAGAGGTTCCTGACTCATACGCATTGCACTCTGTATGTGGTGTTGCCAGACTTTATTCTGGGATAAGAGTGATTGACCGATGTATTTGTGTCCTGTGTTTCTATTGATGATGATGTAGATGATACCCTGGGACATTAGTAGTGTATACTATTATTAATGTATTGTATATATCTTATAGTGTACTGTATATTATCATTTTTCTCAAGACTCCGGCAAATTCTTTATGATTCTCAATAAGTAGTCGCTAATTGATAATAAATAAGTGGTTTTATTGAGAATAATACCCTATAATACTCTCTAATACCTTCTAAAGCACCGTATCTTTATATTACCTTTTAATACCTCATAAAGTACTCATAAAGCACCGTGTCTGATGCAACCTTTGCCTGCGGATTATAACACGAGCGCCCATAAAAGTCAAGGGGCACGGCAGAAATTTCCCTGGTCCCACACAAATTTTATGAGAATCTCGACGAGAATGTGTGCATAATGACATAATCTCGACGAGAATACATATATATTATTATGCATCTCGACGAGAATCAGGCATTATAGGGACTTGCGATCTCGACGAGAATACAGTATAATCATATAGAATCATACAAAATCTCGACGAGAATTATGTACGACGACTACGATCTCGACTATTCATTCACACAAGATTACACATACGATCTCGACGAGATGTATGAATCATATATGCAATCATATGCACTAGACACACTAGATGCAGATGACGATGATGATTATGCACGAGATAATGACACATACGAGACGCTTGCATATCGTCACTACGCGTGATATAATCATACATATCGCACACGAGAGTCATGCCCGCACACATGGTTGCACAGAAACGCCTGGTACGTGTCACACTAGACATCATGTGTTATGATGACCTAGAACTAGAAGCATTAGACTGGAAAGAACTTCTAGAACTAGAAGGAGACGAAGAAATCGATATTAGCATCAAAGATTACTCAGATATCTTTTAGTGTGCCAGTACGACAATTGGCACGTTATCGAGATTATAATTAATATTTCATTCTCAATAATACTTTCTTATTGAGAATGGCAGCTGCCCCCTGTGCCAATTGTCGTACTGGCGCCAGGGGGTTTACGTATGGCGCGGAATGCCCTAATGTGTACACATGGTCAAAAACAACTCCGATTTGTTCTACTCTGCCCTTCAATCTCTGCCCCAGTTCGTTATGGAAACCGATGCCGATTGGGGCATGGTTTATGACTACATGGAATCCCAATGTGGTGATTTAAAAGATTATCACTGGGAGGAAGTTGCCGAAGTGTATAAAGAATTCATGAACGATTCTAGATACTAACCGTTCTGATTCTCAAGTATTTTTATTATTGAGAATCGCGGCTGACCCTGTGCCAATGTTGGAACTGCACACCAAACCGCCACAGGGCACCAATTTCGTGTATTGTATTCAAGTGTTCGGGAATTGACCCATGTTTGATGAACTCTGGTCCGAGATTGCTGATGCTCCTGGTGAAATCTTCGATGTCATTGAGTACAAAGAAGAATGGGAGAAAGATGACAAGTTTGATGTAGAAGGTTACATCAAAGGAAACACTGATTACTGATACATTCTTAACTGAAACTCATGAACCGTTCTGAACTGCAAGACGCTCTCATTCAGCAGATGTTGGATGACATGGACCTCAAGACGATGACGTGTCTTTGTTATGATTATCTGGATGAGGGTTATGATAAGTATTCGGATGCAGAGTTGACTGAAGAGTGTAAAGAATACTACCCCGAATTGTTGGAGGAGTGATACAAACCGTTCGGGAGTTCTTTATACTCCCGTTCAGCTGCCCGACCAGTTGGGAGAGTGGCACACTAGGGGTCGTGTTCGTGGTGACCCCGTGCCTATAATGACTTCAGTTCGAAACGACCGCATGACTGCCTACGCTTTCTACCGTGTTGAACTTGACCGCGCCGATGGTACGACTGCCGTTGAATTCCGCAAGCGTCGCAAGGCAACGACTGCCAAGGGCATGGATCGCCAGCACAACAACGTGGTCAACGCCGTCATTGAGGAGATTCGTTACTATCGGATCGAAGGGTGGAAGCGCCTGACCGTGACCCGTGTGCCAGCGAGCGAAGTGACCGCTCCCTATGCTCGACTGGGGTGACCCGTGCCTATAATGACTGAAGTTCAAACAAACCCCATGCGTTACGAAATCCTGGTTCCCTCCGCAATGTATGACAGCGAGTCCGTGCTGGACCTGGACCGTGCCTACGACATCATGTACGACCTGGCAGAGGAGCACGGTTACGCTGAGATCCGCCGTGATGGCATGGTCATCGCTGACCGTTTCAGTGATACCATCAACGCCATTGCCGACTGCGTGTTCGGGTGACCAGTTGGGGTAGTGTCACACATTTTTGGCACTGCCCCCAAAATGCCCTATTGTAGTTTCAGTTCAAACAACCCCGCTTCTCATGCGTAAGATCGAACAGCAAATGAACAACGCCATTTCTAACAACCTGAACTGGCAATGTGACAACACCGCCGTCGCTTACAACCCCGAAACTAACGAGTCGACAGTGTTCCTTCACGGTAACAAAATCGCCGTGGTTGGTGATGACTTCGTTCAAATCTTTGACGGTGGTTATCAGTCAAAGACCACCAAATCCCGCCTGAATGCTATTCTTTCGGAGCACGGAATCAAGGGCGAATGTGTATTTCAAAGGAACTTCAATTGGTTTGTTCATAAGTTCATCGGACAGGCAGGAACTTCTCCCGTTTATAATGAGTTCGAATTTCAAGATGGGTTCATGTTTGCATAACAAATAGGGGGGGCATTCGTGCCCCTTTCTTTATACTCAGGTCGGCTGCCCGACCAGTTGGGGGACTGTCCACTGTGCCCCTGGAATCGCCCCACCCCGTGCCTATAATAGGACCATGCAAAACAAACACATCGAACACCCCGAAGACACCATCCTGACGGGTGACCTGAATGCCCTGGATTGGTTCGAAGCACGTGGTCACCTAAGCGTGAAGATTGACGGTGCTCCCGCTGTAGTTTGGGGACGCAATCCTGCCACGGGTAATCAATTCGTGGGCACCAAAAGTGTCTTCAATAAAGTTAAAATCAAGATTAACGAAACTCATGCGGACATTGACAAGAACCATGTGGGCGAAGTTGCAGAAATTCTGCACGCTTGTCTTGATTGGTTGCCTACTACAGACGGCATTTTCCAAGGCGATTTTATCGGATTTGGTGGGTCTGATGAATACCGTCCAAATACAATCACCTATAAGTTTCCGACAGTAATTGACCAGAACATCATCATTGCTCCACATACTTACTATGAGGCAAATGATGACCTCCGTGATAGTTGGGCACTGCCTATGTTGTTCACCATTACTGACACTGCCTACTGTAAGTTTGTGAAACCCAAGGCACGTATCTTCTCTGGTGATTACATCAACTGTGCTGGTGACTTCGGTGACCTTTCCGAACCGATTCAGTTTGCTAGACAAATGGCACAAATGGTCACCTTTGTTGATGAGAAGAAAGCGAAGGAACTTAAGAAGCAATTGAATGCATGTATCAGGGAGAATCGCCCTGTAGTTAATGCTGATTTTGATTGTGATCCTAACCTGCTTGGGTTATGGGCACTGGTCAAATCTATCAAAGATGATGCACTCTATCTCTGCCGTAATGATGGACCCGAAGCATACATCGGACAGGACAGGATTGACTCCGAAGGTTATGTCTACTCTAATGAGTTTGGCACAATGAAACTGGTCAATCGTAAGCAGTTCAGTTATGCTAACTTCAACAATGCTAAGTTTAACAAAGAGGTGTGCCAGTGAGCGCACTGTCCACTCATGCCCCCTGGGTGCCACTCCGTGCCCCTATAATGACTTCAGTTCAAACGAAACGACAGACCATGAACGGTTGGGCAAACTACGAAACCTGGAATGCCTCCCTGTGGATCGGAAACGATGAGTTCCTGTACAACACCGCAAAGGCATGTGTTGAGTTCTGTGCCCCATGGGAGACCCCCTGGACTAAGTTCGTGCGCTGCATGACCGAAGGGCAGATCGGTCGCCACCTGGAAACCACAGGCGATGGGGTGGCATGGAACGACCCCGCCATCGATGCCCAGGAGATGGAGGAGATGATGGCAGACCTCTGACCCTCTCCTCCCCCTTTCCTTTCAAACCACAAACCAACATCCTACCATGACCCGCGACCTTGCTACCTCCCTCCTGAACCGTGCCGCTGACGGTGCCCAACTCCTGGAAATCCTGGACAGCATTGCCGCCGACCTGGAAACCCAGGGCATTGAGGAGTGCGCCGCCCATTATGCTGCCATCTCTGCCCCCACCGCC